ATTAGGTATCTTAGTATATTCTAAACGAAGTTTGGCCTAATGTCTCTGGTTTGACAAGGTTAAATTGCTGCAAACAAAGATAACCAAAAGCATCAAACGCGTGATCCACTCCCAGGTTTTTATTTGGTAGTCCTGTATTTGGGGCGTAAGTCAAAGTTCTAAGTGCTTTTATTAATTCTTTACATCTTGGGTGGATAAATGTCCTACGATTTCCGTTTGCGTCATACAAAGCTGTGTTGACTGATGTGATTTTATCTCTGATCTTCCAGGGAGATTTTGGACTCATAACTGTAAATCCACTCCTCCTGAGAATATTGTGGTCCGTAACACCAACCCCACTTGTTTTTCTCGCACTACCAGTAGGGTCTGGACACGCAATAATTCGCCTATCTACCCCATATCTCCTGATAACCTCCTCCGCAAAATCCCAAGTTGTTGCTCCTCCCGTCAACATGATCTCATCAAATACATAAAGACAGTCGTTATGCTTGACCGCACAAATTCCTGCCATGGGGTCAACGTTAAAATCCAATCCTAAAATTAAAGGTAACATCTGTAAATCCTGGACTTCACTACTAATATTCTCGTCATTGAAACTGACAGCCACCAATCCCGTAAGATTCTCGAAACTTGCCTCAAACTCCTGCTTAAATGTTCTGCTATCTAATTGCGCCTTGGCTGCCTCAACTTCCTCAACTGGAACATTCCCCCCGTCTACTGTAGTAAAACTCCATCTTCTCCAATCTCCACTCATATCTTCTGGAACGTAGCACCATAAATCGTAAAACCAGCTTGCCGTGCCATCGGGTGTTGAAATAAAAAGTGCCCACCCCTGTTTATCTGCTAATGCTGGTCGAATAACTTGAAACCATACATCGGAATCCATAAAGGCTGCCTCGTCTAGCACAACACCAGCTAAACTTCTACCTCTTAGCGTGGTTGCGTTTTCTGTTCCTTTAAGTTCGATAAGTGAGCCATTTATTAGTTCAATCTTTAAATCTGTTTCGTTTTTTGATTGTATCCATTCTCTTGGCACGAGTTTTTTCAATTCCTTCCAAGCAATGTCTTTTGCCATGCGATATGTGGGGGCACAGTAGAAATATGTCTCGCCTGGTCGTTTGATCGCAGCATTTACAAGTTCGATACAGGATAAGTAAGATTTTCCGAATCTTCTGCCAGCCACCAGTACCCTAAATCGGTTTTTTGCATTGAACACTTCCCCCTGTGCCCACCTTAATGTTAAGTTTTCGGCTGTTTTTGGACTCATGTAATACAGAATACCCTTAATTTTGATAAATTTGCTAGTTTTTATCGACTAATTTGCTATTTTAAGGTTATTATTCAATTAATAACATAAGTTTCAGTCCGTGA